CTACTGGTTCTTTATTAGTAACTGGTAATGCTACTATTGGTAATATTACAACATCAGGCACAGCAACAGTTAACAAATTGGTTACAACCACTGGTGTGTTTTGGTCTAATGGTACGGCATATAGTACTGGTAGTGGTAGTACATATGGCAATACACAAGTGGCACAATATTTGCCTGTCTATGGTGGATCAATTTATGCGTCAACAGTTAATTTAGATAATCCTGCTGGTAATATTAATATTACATCTAGTTCAAGTTCATTTTTTGGTGGAACATTAAATTTAAACAGTAATAATAACATTACTCTAAGTGCTGGATCTACCGCAAGTTTGCAAATGTATGGATCAAGTCCTAGTTCAACTATTCTTATTACATCAAGTGGAGCAAGATTTGATTTTGGTTATGCGGGCAGAGGACCTAACAGCAGTACATCTTATGCATTAAATACACCAGGTGACGTGTATGTAGCAAATAACTTAGCATTGGGCGGTGTTAGCCCATCTGGAGGCACAGCGGCATCAGGTGCAATTTGGTTGCCAACCACAGCAGGTGCTGGTATATTCTGGGCCAATGGTACACCATATGGCAATAGTGTTAGTGCTGGTGTAAGTCAGATTGTTGCTGGTACTGGTATCAGTATTAGTCCAAGTGGTGGTACTGGTGTAGTTACTATTACCAACACTGGTGGTGGCACAGGTACATACGGTAATGCTAACGTGGCCGCATATTTACTAACACCAGGCCCAATTGGTAGTGGTACACCAAATACAGGTGCCTTTACAACATTATCAACAACTGGTGTAACAACATACGGTGGCAACCTTGTTGTTACCAGTGGTACAGATACAACTACAACAACCACAGGTGCATTAGTATTAACTGGTTCAGGTGGTGCAAGTATTGGTGGCAATGCTTATGTTGGCAACAACTTGTATGTTGGTTCCAACGCATTAAATTTAAACTTAACAACTCCAACTATTGTTGCTGTTGATAACGGCTCAACATACGCACAGGCCGCTATACAAAATCGTACCAATACAGGTTCAGCGGACTGGATTGCATATGGTAACAATTATCCTGGTGCAACAAATGACCACGGATGGGCAGACGTAGGATTTACTGGCGATGCGTTTAATGATCCTAACTACTCAATTACCAAAGCAAACGATGCTTACTTGTTTGGTTCAGGTGCTAATGCAACAGTTGGTGGTAATTTGGTATTGGCCACAGATTATGCTGGCAGTTACAATGATATTGTCTTTGGTGTTGGATCATTCTACGCTAACTCAGAAGTTGCTCGCTTCCACGGTAATACTTCTAACAGTGGAACATTTAACATTGGTGTCAAAACCACAGTAGCCAATATTACAAGTACCAATGGTTATTTCTGGGCCAATGGCACACCATATTCAACAGGTGGATCAAGTGGTGTATCACAAATTGTTGCTGGTACTAACGTAACTATTAGTCCCGCAGGTGGAACTGGTGTTGTTACAATTAATGCTACATCAGGTGGAGGTGGTGGTTCATTCTCAGGCAATCTTGCTGGTAATATTTTATATGATTCAGTAAATTTAAGAACATTTGCCAATGCTTATCCTTTAAGCACACCAGATGCTAGTATTGTTAACAATACCTATTCAGCATATTTGCAATATCCACCTGTTTACACAGCAGGTGTAGTGCAACAACCACCTGTGGCCAATGCTACTACAGGTGGTACAAGTATTGTTACAACATCAAGCCAGACGGTTGGTCTAGCGGTATCAAGCAACATAGCCCTACAATCTGGTTATGGTTATGGATCACAAAACCGTAATACTGTTGGCACAGTAATGTCAATGACTGTGACTCCTGTTACTGCCAACGCAATGAGCAACAACGATCGTGTTCGTAGTGTTAATGCTATCTTAGACGTGCCCCTTGGTGGTAAAACCTGGGGTCAATTAAACACTAATAGTCAAAACTCCACAACTCTAGCAGGTATTAATGGATTTGTTAACCTTAACGGGTCTGGTAGTGCAGGTCCTGTGGTTGGTGGTGCATATGGTACATTTATTACCCCTGGATCTGGCAACATAGCCAACGTTCAATATGCAACCAGTTTAGTAGCATTCCATACTATGAATACCACTGGTACTACTCCAGGAACTGGTCAAGCCAACGTTGTATATATGCGTGGTATCAGTCCAAGTTTTTCAGGATTCAGTGCAAACAACGTCGTTCAAAATGCCGTTATGGTACATACCTATTCTGGTTGGGCTGGTACTACTATTGGTGTAGGTTCAACCAACGGTGCTTGGCGTGCCTATGCTTTATTAAACGAAGACGCACAAACAACAATACAAACCAATGGTAACGTATTAATTAATAATGGTGGTTCAGGTACTACTACTTCCATTTATAGTAAAACTATTTCTCTTGGTAGTGGTGGCACTACGTCAACAATTAACATTGGCGGTTCAGGTACAACAACTAACCTTACTGGTAATACTATACAAAATGGTGCAAATACATTCTTCCAGGTATCAACCTATTCTGCTAGTCCATTAAGAACATATACAGGATCAGTAGGACAAATCGTGGCTGTTATAGATTCTACGCCAGGCGGACGTTTGGCTTTTTGGGATAGTACTAATACACGTTGGAGTTATGTATCTGATAACTCAGCAGTTTAAGGAAAATATATAATGCCAATGCAAACAGTTAAAACGCCTTTTACAAATATGACATTTACTCCTGATGTTCCATCAAGTTCATTGGGAGCAAATGAATATAACTTTGGTCAAAACGTAGAAACAGATGTGCGTTCAATCAAATCAGTATTAGGTGATCAATATATTTTGGCCAACATTACTGGTAATCAAATATTTGTTACTTCAGGATTTCGTGCCAATGATGTTTATTGGTGGATTGTTGCTACTGAACAAGGTGTTTGGTATGCCATAGATGAAAATGGCGACATCACCAACATTACTCCGCCCTTGGGTAATTTTTCTGGATATAATTCCAGCACAGTAATTACAGCCAGTTGGAATGGTAATGTATTGTTTATTAACGATCAACTTAATCCACCAATGTTTTTATTACCAGATAATAATTTGTTATATCTATATGATAATCCTCCTTACAACTATGTTTGGAATTATGATGTAGGTTATGATGTATCTGGTAATACCACACCATTATATTCAAGTCTAACAGCAGGATTTTTGCGTGTTTACAATAGTCCAAACTTAGGAGCACTATTGGTTGCTGGTAATCTAACAGGTACCATCGCGGCCAATGTAGCAACACCCACACCTGGCACTATACAAAATTTACCAACAACAATTCGTTGGAGTCAAAACTTTGGTCTTAATGCAGGACCAACAACTTGGGCACCAACTATAACTAACGTGGCAAACGAATTAGAAGTTCCTGTTCGCGGACCTATCATTGATGGTTTTAGTTTAAATGGCAATTTTTATATTTGCAGTTACTGGGACACAGTATTGATGAGTCCTATTGCATATCAATCAAGTTACGCACCTGTGTTTGGCATCAAAGTTGTCAGCCAAGGTCGCGGTATGATTAATGAAAATTGTTGGGCTGTTGTTGACAATGTTGCCTATGGTGTTGATGCTCGCGACATATGGATGTTTGATGGCGGAACGTTTACTCCAATTGGAGATCAAACAGTTAAAAATTATTTTTATGCAAATTTGAATAGTGCTTATACCAATCAAATTTTTATGATTAATAATACCAGCAAATATCAAATTGAAATTTATTATCCTGATTTAACATCAACTGGTTTTTGTAATCAGATGTTGGCATATCGTTATGATTTAAAAGTATGGCAACCTCCACGTCAGGTAAGCCAAGCAACTATGGCAACAGAAAGTCCACGTATTTTATCAGGCAATATTAATTTGGCCACACGTGGTGTTGTTTATAGTACATACAATACAAATCAAAATTTAGTACAAAAAGATATTGGAACAACTTTTTTAGGCAGTTCAATTACAAGTTTATTCCAACGTAATAATATCAGTTATGGACAACCATATAGTGCTTCAGTATTAGTACATCGTGTACTTCCAGAAATATATGGCACAGGCAATATTCAAATTACCATTGGTGGTAATAATAGTGTAGCAAGTCCTCCTACATATCAGTCCACAGTAATTATGCCAATAGTTACAGATAATCCTTGGGTTCAAATTGATCAAAATGAATATCGTGTAATTACAATGAAAGTAGGCAATACAAGTTCTACAGATTCGTGGCAATTAAGTGCCGCTAACTGGCAAGTAACAGTTGTACAGGATACCCATTAATGAGCAATTTTGCTTTAGATGTTAACAGTAGCCAAGGCGATATTGTATCCAGCCTTAACTATGCCTTGGCCAATTTAGGCACAGTCAACGTTGATGCCAACGTAATTATTCCTATTGTAGCAAATGTATTGTCCAATGCCAATGTAGTAACAACAAATTCAACTACTGGACAATTAAAAAGCATAACACAAGGTACCATTAGTTATCTATACAATTATGTAAACATTAAGTATGCCAACAATGCCACAGGTAGCATTGGTTTTAGTAGCAATAGTGCTGGTAAATTATATTATGGTGTACATAATACCAGCACAGGTACCATTAGTAGTAATCCAGCAGATTATAGTTGGTATCAGGTTTCAGGTGGATTTGGCACAACCAAACATTTATATTATACACCCAGCGGTGGTGGCACAGTTTATTTTGCTATTGGTACAACAGCACCAAGTACAAGATATTTGCCTGTTGTTGATGACACAGCAATTTATTTACAAAATTTAGCCAATAGTATTGTACAAACAAACAATATTAATCCTGGAGCAGTAACCAATGTTTCTATTGCGGCAAATACTATTACTGGAAATAATGTTCAACCAGGCACTCTTACAGCCTTACAAATTGCAGATCGTAGTTTAACAAATGCTACTATTGCTCTTGGTGCTATTACTGGTAACCTGGTTCAAAGCCAAACATTAACAGGTACATTAATTGCCTTGAATACCATTACAGGTAATTTGGTAGCACAAAATACTATCACAGGTAACTTGATTGTTCCAGGAACAATTACTGGTAATTTAATTCAGGCCAACACTATCACAGGTGATTTAGTTCAGGCCAATACTATTCAAGGTAGTAGTATTGTTGCAGGATCAATTACCGCTGATCAATTGGCCGCCAATGCCATTACTGTAAACACAGTGGTAAGCCAAGGTGCTACACTTAATAATTTTTCAAGCCCTGGTTTTTGGCTCAATGGTAATACTGGCAATGCACGTTTTGGTAATATTATAAGTATTGGTAATAATTTAGGTGTTGGTGATAATGCTGTTATTGGAAATAATCTTACAGTAGGTACTAATGCTACCATTGGTAACAATTTATATGTAGGACAGAATGCTCAAATAGGCAGTAATTTATCTGTTGGTAGTAGTGCAGTTATTGGTAACAATTTATTCATTGGATCAAGTGCCCAAATAGGCAGTAACTTATTTGTTGGTAGTGGTGCCAGCATTGGTAATAATTTAATTGTTGGACAAAATGCACAAATTGGTGGAAACCTACAAGTTGCTGGATTAATCACCACTGGAGCATTAAATGCCAATACTGTTGCCACCACAACTATTGTTCAAGGTGCCGTTACAAGTATTTTTACAAATAGTGTTTTTACTACAAGTAATGTGGCCAGCCCATCTTCAGGTGTACAATATCCAATGGGTGCCAATGTAGTTATTACAGGAGTTACCGCAAGTACTTCAACATTCTTAGTATCTGCAAGTACAGGACCTGCTTTATTGTTTAGTAGTGCTACTGGACCAGGAGCGGTTGCTACATATTATGCTGGTTTTTATATTCAAGTAGTATTACCAGATGGCACAACTGATAGTGTTGGATATGATCAAGCCTTTACCAATTGGGTAAATTTTTATATAAACTTATATCAATTACCACAATTACAATTAAGCAACTGGCAATTGGGACCATATAATCAAGCGGGTACCTATCAATTCTTTTTAACGCAATTCTGGTTACCAGGATCACCAGCACCATATAACCCTACTTATTTGGTAGACCAAGGTCGTACCTTATCTGTACAACAAATTAAACGATGAACTATACATTATACGATCCCTCTACTGGTCAAATTATTGCTACAATATCAGCAAGTGATTCATCACAGATTCCTTCTACAGATTCATATATTGAAGGAACATATGATGGCAAAAAATATTATATAGATAATAATCAACCTGTTCGTATTCCGCAAAAACCTACAGATTTTTTACAAGAATACATATTTGATTGGACAACAAAAACCTGGGTCAATGATTTAGTTGCATCTGGCAATTCAGTAAGAAGATACAGAGATTTGTTATTAAATCAAACTGTTGATCAATTGAATCCAATTTGGTGGCCTACATTGACCTCAGAACAACAAGCAGAAGCAACAGCATATAGACAAGCATTATTAGATGTACCCAACCAAGCAGGCTTTCCAACCACAGTTGAATGGCCTACTAAACCCTCGTGGCTGTAATTGGGTAAATATAGATAGCGAAAGAGAAAACTATGGGTGATTTTTTTAACAATTTATTTGGAGATAGTAGCGGAGACGGAAGTTCTGTTACTATAAGCGATCCTGGTACAAATTGGGGCGATGCAACTCCTATTGCACCAACTTGGGATAATTCATCAAGTGATGGTTCATCAAGTGATGGATATGATAATGGCTATGGTTATAGCACCAGTTCCCAAGTTTATCCTGATCCAGGTTCACCAACTGGTTATAGTGATGTTTATGGCAATCAAGTTGACAGTACTGGTCAACCAGTAAACTATGATAGCAATGGAAATTTAATTGATAGCAATGGTAATGTTATTGGTAATGCAAATAATTATCAAACTACATCAAATCAAAATGATACTATTACACCAGGTGGATATGATGCCAATGGCAATCCTTTAGATGTTAATGGTAATCCAATTCCACCTGGGCAACAAGGACAAAGACAAATGCAACCTGGCCAACAACAAGGTCAGCAACAAGGTCAACAACAAAACAAAGGTTTATTAAGTAATTTATTAGGCAATGGTTCTACAGATAATAGCAGTGGCGGTGGTAGTGGCTTATTAGGTACCTTAGGTATGTTAGCCGCTGGTGCTGGTGCTGGTTATTTGTTAAGTAATTTATTAGGTAATAAATCAAGTAATAGCGGTACAAGTGCAGTTACTCCTGCACACGCGGCTGACATTGCCGCAGGTAATTTATCATTTAATAAATTGGCTAACCCTGGAACCAATCCAGGTTATGCAATGGGACAACCAACAACCGCTCCTAGTCCAATGCCAACTAATTTAGGACAATTACCATCTCCAGGTAGTATACAAACTATTAATCCTACTAATTTAATGCCAACTATGCCAAGTATGCCAGCACTTAACCAAATGCCTTCTATGGGTGGTGCTATGCCAAGTAGTCCAATTGCACCTGGTCCAAGTTTTCCTGGTAATGTTCCTAATGATCAAAGTCGCATTAGCAATAAACCATTTACTAACAATAATGCTTTTGGTGCACCGTTGTCAATGTCGCAAGTTAATTCTTTAATTGGTGGATAATTATGAGTCAAGGTAAAAGCGGCGGATCAGCGACAGGAGCAACAGGGGCAACAGGAGGAAGTTCTAATGACCTAATGAGTTTCTTATTTGGTTCAAATTGGAATGGTGGATCAACACAACACACAACAAATCCTATCGCACCTACAACACCACATCAATCTACAGGAACTGGTATAGCACAAAGCATTGCACAAGGTCTTGGTGGTATGTCAGGCGGCACACAACCACAAATGCCACAGATGGGACAAATGCCAACAATGCGTCCAATTACAACACAGGCACCAAGTTGGATGCAACAACCTCAACAACAACCACAGCAACCTGTAATGACACAAAGAGTAGGTATGCCTGCTCATTCAAATGCTCCTCCAGGTATGCGATTGCCACAACAATCTTCTTTTGGAGGATCATCTGGTAATCAATATGGTCAACAAACTGATCAAAGTGGTAATCCAATAGATCAATCAAATTATGCTGATTATAGTAATGGCGAATTAGCAGGACCAACTAATGCAGAATTAGGATATGATCCGCTTGCTGGAACAATAGCACAACCAAGTCCTACTGATTATACTGGTGGTCAAGACACTGGCAATTGGTTTGATACTACACCTGTTGCACCAATATATGATTATAGTCAACCAACATATGATTATAGTCAACCAACATTTGACACCAGTTCTTGGGATTCAGGTGGTGGTGGATTTGATTTTGGCGGCGGCGACTTTGGCGGTGACTGGTAAACGAGTTAAATACATAATAGACAAGGATAAGAATTATGAGTTATAATCAGGGTAAAACAAGTAGTAGTGGAACCACTACTTCTTCCCCAGTGATAAGTGGCACACAAAGCCAATATTTAGGTAATCAAGCCCAATTAGGCACAGGTGTTATGAATGCACTTGGTGGAGCACTTGGCTCTGCAACTGACTTATATAATCAAAGTGCTGGTGGCGTAAATCAAGCCGCAACTAATTTAGCACAAACTGGCAATGCAATTAGTCAAAATATGGGGCAAGGTGGTGCAGGTGCTTATTCAACAGGCATCAATGCTTTAAGTAACATTAGTAATCCTGCTTATCAACAAGCAGAAATTAATGCCGCAATGATTCCAGCACAACAACAATACGCACAAAATTTAGCCGCACAAGGTGCTGGCTTTGGTGGTGCAGGACAATTAGGATCTGCACGTCAGGCATTGGCTGGTCAACAATTGGCAGGTCAAAATATGTTAAATCAACAACAGGCTGTTGGAAGCATATTAAACAATATTACAAATCAACAATTACAAGCAGGTCAAGGTCTGGGAAGTCTTGGCATCAGTGGTGGACAACTTGGTTTACAAGGTGCTCAAACTGGTTTAACAGCCGCACAAGCACCAATGAATAATTTACAACAATACATTAACCTTATTAATTCAATGGGTCAAACAAATCAGGCCAATCCAAACTTTGCTGGTACTACTGGTATGACTCAATCTACTGGACAACAAGGTAATAACACTAACGCTGGCATTTCGCTATAAGGATCCAGAATGGGAATTTTCACTCAATACATTGGCAATCAAATGGGTAGTAATCCAAGTAGCACTGGCGATTTTCTTGCCAACTATTTTGGTAATCAACTTGCCAGCAATAATAATAATCCGCAGGCTAATGTAAAACCTCAAAGCACAACTATTAGTTATAATGAAGATGGTAGTGCTGAAGTTACGCATAAACAAAAAGTTGGTGCTGACAGCACTCCTGAGGCCACAGCACAACCTGTTCAACCAGTTGCTCCTGCTATGCCACAGAGTTATCAAGCCGCTATGGCCACACAGCAACAACCACCTGTACAACAACCTGTTCCTGGAACACAACCATTTCAAAATGCTACACAGGCTAATAATGCTCCTGCACCTGTGCCACAAGCACAAGGTCCAGTTGCACCACCTGCACAACCACAACCAGGACAATATACTCCACCACAAGCACCACAAGGTGTATTTGGTCGTAT